TGAGTATACTATAATCATATCAGGAACACCTGTTCCACATAGGAGAAAAACGCATGAGAAGTAAGAGTGCAGAGCTGATGCTCCAAATCAAAGAGTATATCGAAAGCTATTTCGAGAAATATGCCGCCACACCTACCGTGCGTGAGATAGCGAAGTCCATGCGTATTGCGACCTCCTCGGCATACAGATACCTTGTCGCCATGTCGGAGCGCGAAATGATTTCATATAAAGATGGCATCATTTCAACCGCGAAGATTGAGATGATGTCGCCGGAGGTCAACCCCGCCGCCATTGTTGGTTCAATCCCGTGCGGTACACCAGACGAACGTGAGGCACTGGTAGAAGAATACCTGCCACTCTCTGTTTCCGTCTTCGGCACGGGCAGCTTCTATGTTCTCCGCGCCTCCGGCACTTCCATGATAGACGCAGGGATAGATGACGGAGACCTTATTGTAATCCGCGAACAGGAAACTGCCGAGATAAACGATATTGTCGTTGCTCTGACCGACGAAGACAAAAATACGCTCAAGCGTCTGCGCTTCGATGACGAGTCACAACGATATTATCTGCATCCAGAGAACAAGACACTTGAAGATATATATGTAAACAAGCTCCGCGTCCAGGGCGTTGCCACTCACGTCATTAAGGCGCTGTGAGAAAACTGTTTGGAAAAGCTCCGAGGTAAAAAATGAGGAAAGAAAAAAACAAACCTCCGAACGGAAGCCCTCCGTGGAGAAATGGTTATTCCGATGAGACGCTGTATTGCGCTGATGATATAGACAGGCTCCCGTTACTCGAAATGGGTCCGTGTGTGGTTATTACCGATCCGTTTGACGCAGGCCTCGAGAGAATGTATCCGAATCCGTATTTCAACGGGATTGAAAGAATCGGCTCATTCAAAGAGTATTTGATGAGCCATTTTTACACCGACTATACCGGTTTCCTGCATTCACTTCTTGTTGAGGGTAGACTGGATGTTGACAAGTCCGGCCTGAACATCTATCAGCCGGAACGAATCGGCATCGGAGAAATCAGCATACTGCGAATAGACCTGTATCGAAAGTCCACGACTGAGGTCTACGCAGATATTATCATGGTAGCCGATCTGACATACTACGACCATTTTGGACAGAACGAATATAAGGAAAACTTGTCTCAATGGTTCAGGCTGCGTACTGTCGCCGACCTGTCGCCGGACAACCTCAGCTTCAACAATTTCGAGTTTGCCGCCGTATACGAAAGGCTGGAAAAGCCTCCGGGCTGTCCGCTTGATGATTACCTCATTCCGTATACAAGCGCAGCGCTATTGGACAGTGAAGCGATGGAGCTGTTGGCACTCTATTACCCCCAAGCCCTCGAAACTCCCTGCCGCATAACCGGCGAAGAGCTTGCGCGTAGAATGAAGCTGAACGTGAAATACTGCCGCTTGGTGGAAGACAGCGACATACGCGGGCAGCTGTATTTTGAAGAGCGCATAATCACCGTGCTCGACAGGCAAAACCGCAAATGCAAAAAGAAGATTGCCGCCAACACGATTATTGTAGATATACCTGCCGTCGTTGATGACGAGATGAACTTCCGAAAAGAACTTCTTGACGATACCGTCATCCATGAATGCTATCATGCCGACAGGCACCGGCTGTTTTACCTCGGTCAACGCCTGTATAACGAGGATATCCGTTGCCTGTCCTGTTCGACCTCCGGTATACAAATGGGCAAAGCGATAGATGCCGCTCGGGAGATTTCACAGAGCGCGGATATTGACGAAGCCGTTGTCGCAGATGTCTCGCTTTCATCCAAAAGCCCGATTGACTGGATAGAGTGGCAGGCTAACCGTGTTACTCCCCGAATTAGAATGCCGGAAAAGACAACAGAACAAATGATTGACAGCCTCCGTGCGCAGTACCAAAGCAGATATCCTCATATGTCTGCGGAAAAGCTGACAGAGAGAATTATCTGCGAGCTCGCCGACTTCTACGGTGTTTCAAAGCAGAGCGCGAAGCTGCGTATGATAGAACTCGGACACAGCGAGGCGCAGGGCATTTTGAATTTCGCCAACGGCGCATACGTTGAGAACCACAGCTTTGCTCCGGACACGCTCCGTCAGAATCAAACCTTCACGATTGATTTTAAGGAAGCTCTTAAGCTTTACAGAGACAGTCAAGCATTCCGCGACCGCATCAACTCCGGCTGTTACCAGTACATTGATGGGCATTACTGCCTTGCACAATCCAAGTATGTTTATCGCCGCGCCGGGGCGCTTCACCTTACATCCCATGCCAAGCATCACATGGACGAATGCTGCCTTGTCTTCACGGTCAGCGGTGGCAAGATTGAATATACCTACAAGGAAGGAACACTCCAGAAGGAAGTCGTCACCACCGGCATTCGGACGGAGTATAGTGAAATACAGCCTGCCTTGTTTGACTTCCGGGCAGAAGCAAATCGCTTATCCGAAATACTATATTCGCTTCCCGCGTCTCCGAGTGAAACGCTGAAAAAGCATATGGAGCGCCGTGGGATAACCGTTGAAGAATTGGTTGCCAAGAGCGGTGTGTCCGAGAGCACAATCAGGCGTTTGCGCACAAATCCTTCATATAAGGCAGTCAGAAACAATGCGCTGGCTATTTGCATCGGCTTACAGCTTGAGCCGCCGCTTCAAAAGGACTGGCTGAGAAAATGCGGTGTTGCTTTAAGCGACAGTCCCGATGATCTGCTTTACGAAATGATGCTGTGTTCCATGTACCGCCAGCCGCTTTCCAGTTTCAACGAAAAGCTGAAGGAGTATGGCTATCCGCCGCTCAGCAAATGCACAGAAGAACTTGATGTGTAATATATGAATCCCAGACCGACGATGTACTTTATGTATGTCGCCGGTCTTTTTTTTATTTTTTTCATTTCAGGGTGTCACGCCGTGACACCCTGTTTTTATGTGCATTTGGGCTAAATGACTAATACGGATAGCGAGATTAGTGCAGCTTTGCCAACTCGAAGCTGTTACATACCTCAATCGGGGCAGTTTTACGCTGATTTAGGGTGTCACGGCATGACCTGTTGATTATCCCGGTCTCCAGCTACAATTAAGACACAACGAAGCCGAAGTCACGGCAGAGTTGAATAAAATATCGATTGCCTGATTTGCAATAAGGCGAAGGATATCTCATAGGTCGCGTATCAAAAGCGATACGACCGAATGAAGTACCCTCTGATTCCTTATGCCCAAGTCAGGTGTAGCGGGTCTGTGCGTACTTCGACAGGCCCGCTTTTTTAGCACCTTGTTTCCTTCGCTCACAGCAAGCCGGGCGGCAAGGAGACAAAATGAGCTGGAACAACGGTTACGAAAGAAAGAAGTTTGAAATCGCACAACGCAAGCAGGCAGAAAAATACAGAAAACTCGGAATGACCGAAGAACAGATTTTGGAAATGCACAAGTTTGATCTGGAGCAATTCAAGAGCACCCGGCGTTTTTACTCGCACACTGTGGCACTCGAACCTAACGAGTTTGATGCCTCCGAAGATGCCGAGGACAAGTCGCCTCTCCTCAAGCTGTTTCCCGATGCCTTGACAACCACCATAGATGATTCCGAAGTCCACAGCCGTTTTTGGTGGGTTGAAGAAATCGATGATCCAGAATTATCAGCGCGAGTAAAGATGCTGCCACAAAGCGAGCTGGAGGCGCTGACGATGTATGTGTTTGAAAATATGAACCAAGCAGATATATCAGTTGCCTTGGGAATATCTCAACCGACAATAAGCAGGCAAATAAAAAAGATTGAAGAAATTCTCCGGAAAGTGAATAAAAACGGCGTTCTCGCTGGCTACTACTTGAGGGACAAATTTACGGCGAACCAAAATGAGTAAGTTTCGTTTTCTCCGGTTTACACAAACCGCTGTCCTTTGAAAACTGAATATCATTCATCAGGTACGTTCCCTGCGTTATGGGTGACGAGCCCTAAGCCGATTTCGTGAGTGCGCCGTGACCTCCTACGGGAGCAGCGATAAGACTTACACGATAAAAGCCGGATTGCTTCCGGTGGCGGCAACGACAGACGCAGGCAACAATGATACTTCTGTAGCCGAAAGGCGCAGCCCGCGGAGTACCCGGGGGAGGTTGGATTCCTATGGAGCGGTCAGCAAGCCGCCGCCTGATGACTTCCCGTGGCTCTTGGGCGTCGAGGACAAATTAAGAGCCGTACATAAAACGAAGGAGTCACATTATGAAATATGCTGATAGATTCAACAGCGAGAGATACCTCGACATGACGGCTTATCTCGCTCTTAAAAATATCGAAAGGAAGAATCCCACCATGAACGAAGATTGGATTTACCGCAGAGGCGACATATACCTCGCAAACCTTGATCCGTATATCGGCAGTGAGCAGGGCGGCACACGCCCCGTCGTTGTTCTCCAGAATAACGCGGGCAACTATTTCAGTCCCACGCTCATCGTCGCTCCCATCACATCCCGCGACAAGCGGCGCGACCTACCGACTCATTATTATGTTGAGAGCGCCCGTGGTCTTGATGGGCCGGTCATCGTTCTGCTTGAACAGCTCAAGACCATCGACAAACGGCGCGTCCGTAAATACATCGGCAAAATGAGCCGCAGGCAGGTCGAGGACATGGGCGACATTATTGAGCAGACGGTCGGTAACGGCTGTCGGATTCCCGAATGTGAGGAAACGCCGTGATTTAAGAAGGAGCTGCATATGAATCTATATCTGAGCAACAAAACAGAGCGTCCCTTGGTTGATATCAGCACAGTCTCCGTGGACAAGAGTTTGCCAAAGGAAAAACGTCTTGCGGAGTATGTGCGGCAGATCAAGAATCCGTATTGCTTCATCTGCGACGGTTTTACCGTTCACGCCAGCTTTACAAGCGACGGTGTTTGCATGGAAGACCGTATCCATGGGATTATGAAATGAACAGCAATCGACATCCTCGCGCATTTGAAAAGGACGCGGTATAATTACTGAGGAAAAGGAACTCAGGCGCAAACCCAATAACCACTCTTTTCAACGCGGGAATACTCCGGGAAGAAAGGAGCGCCTTACTATGGCAAAATTCAAAGCGGCAATGTATATCCGACTTTCCTACACGGATGACAAGAACAATGAAAGCGACAGCGTAGGAAACCAGCGCAAGCTGATAGAAAACTTTTTGGCGCACAACCCGGATATCGAGGTTGTTACTGAAAAAATCGACGATGGGTACAGCGGAATCCTGTTCGACCGCCCTGCATTCAAAGAGATGATGCAGGACATTACCGATGGCGTTGTCAACTGCGTTATCGTAAAAGACCTCTCCCGTTTGGGCCGAGAGTACATCGAAACGGGACGCTATCTCCGCCGTGTTTTCCCTGCATACGGTGTGCGTTTCATTGCTATCAACGACAGCATTGACACCGCCCGTGAAAACGCCGGTGACGATCTGGCGGTTTCGGTCAAAAACATCATGAACGAAGCGTATTGCCGGGACATATCCATTAAGACCCGCAGCGCACTGGATGTGAAGCGCCGCAATGGTGACTTCGTTGGTGCTTTTACGGTGTACGGGTATCTGAAATCCGAGGAAAACCACAATCGTCTGGAAATCGACCCTTACGCCGCCAACATCGTCAGAACCATCTTCAGAATGCGACTGGAGGGCAGCAGCGCGTTACATATCGCAGAGGAATTGAACCGGCTCTGCGTTTTGTCTCCGCTGGCATACAAGAAGATCCACGGCTTGCCCTGCGCCAAGGGCGGCTATACCGACAAGACCGACTGCAAATGGTCAGCCACAACGGTAATTCGTATTCTGAAAGACGAAACCTACACCGGCGTTCTGGTACAAGGCAAACAAGGGACGCCGCATTATAAGCTGAAAACACTGGAACAGCACCCGACCTCGGAATGGATCAGAATCGCGGACGCTCATGAACCTATCGTAGACCGCAATGATTTTGAGCTTGTCCAGCGCATCCGGCATCTGGATACAAGGACGGCACCGGATAAAAAGGCGGTATATCTGTTCTCCGGCGTTCTCATCTGCGGGTGCTGCGGTAGCCGCATGACCCGCAAGACCAACCGTGCCGGAGGCCGGGAGTACAATTATTATTACTGCCCGACCGGAAAGAAGCACGGGTGCAATAACCCTGTGATGGTCAAGGAAAGCGACCTCACCGACTGTGTGCGCGGTATTCTGAAAGGCCATATAGATAACGTGGTCTCTCTTGAAACGCTTCTCTCCGGTATCGACCAACAGCGCATCAATCAGCAGCTCGCCCGCGAATATGGAGAGCAGATTACCTCCAATGAGCGTCAGCTTGAAAAGGTCTTGGAGTTCAAGGCTCGCCTGTATGAAAACCTGGTGCAGGGCATCTTGAATAAAGAGGAGTTTGCTGCGTTCAAGGGCAAGTATTCTGCGGAAGCGGAGCGTATGAAAGCCGCGATTGCTGAGCTGAAAGGCAAACTGGAGGATGTTTTGGAGAACAAGAGCGAGCGAAACCGCTGGATGGCGCATTTTCAGGAGTTCTCTACGCTGGAAACCTTAGACCGCAAGGCTGTTGTCCAACTCATTCAGAGCATTACCGTCCTTGGAAAGAAGGAACTTTCCATTCGCTTCAACTACGACGATGAATATGAAAAGGCGCTTGCGATTGTAAATCAATCCGACATGAGAAAGGTGGGATAAGGCATGGCTCGGACAAGCAGAAAAGCACAGGTAAAGGATATTCAGCCGGAAAAGGATTTGACAGTCCGCGCCGCGCTCTATATCCGCCTATCTGTCGAAGATAAGCATACTCGGACTATTTCCATCGAGACGCAGACGCTGATATTGGAGCATTTTCTCGAAAAGCACCCCGAAATCTTCGTATATGACAGATACATCGATAACGGCGCGACGGGAACGAATTTCCACCGTCCCGCGTTTCAACAGATGCTTTCGGACATAGAGGCGGGCTATATCAACTGCGTCATCGTGAAAGACCTTTCCCGCCTTGGTCGCAATACCATCGACACCGGCTATTACATCGAGCAGTATTTTCCTGCGCGTAAGGTGCGCTTTATTGCCGTTACCGACCAATATGACAGTGCCGACCCTAACGACATTCACGCCGGCATCATCCTGCCCCTGAAGAACATGATAAATGAAGCCTACGCACTTGATATAGGCCGCAAGATCAAGGCGCAGCAGCGGCAAGCCATGAAGGACGGCGAGTACGTCGGCGGCAGGACGCCCTATGGCTATATCAAAGCAAAGGATAACTGCCATCAGCTTATCGTTGACCCCGCGGCTGCCGCAGTCGTGAAGCAGATGTTTGAATGGGCAGCGGAGGGCGACGGCATCAACGCCATCGTCCGCAAGCTGAATGAATCGTGTGTGATTTCTCCCAGCCATTACAAAAAGGCAATCGGGCAGATTACCCATGAAAACTTGATAGGCAACGGGAAATGGCAGACGTGGACGGTTGCGAAAATTCTGCGCTGTGAAACCTACACCGGTGACTTGGTGCAGGGGCATTCCAAAACGGTTGACCATCAGCAGATGAAAGCTGATGCAGATAATCTCATTACCGTCTGCGA